CTACCGTGCCCGCGCCTGTCCGATACCCTCGCCGCCGAACGGGAACGCCGCGAAGGCAAGGTAGATCATCGTGTGGCCGGCGCCGTTGAGCTGGTCATCCGCTGTCCGAATTTTGAAGCCGTTGGCGGTGAAATCGACATAGCGGGCTGTCCCACCGGCTTCCACCTGGGCATCATCGGCGCGTAGCATGTTTTCCATGACGTTGTAAGGAGACCGCGCGACGTCGTGGAGACACCAACCTTGCGCGCTGCTGGTATTCTTAACCAGCAACCAAGCCGGCCGAAAACCGGCGCCGGCGTCATCCACGACCACGCAAGGGCCATCCGTGGAAGCATTCCCGGTGTATGCGCCGATCCCGATCAAGCCAGGAAGTCGGGTGGCGGCTATGAACGTGTAGGTCTTGCTTGAACCATTGATACCGGCGTCACTGCTGATCGAAATCACACCGGCGGCGGGCGTCGTTCCCTGCCAAGGATGCGTTGCCGATGAGGCTGCCGCCGCCGTCGTGTTGAGATAAAACCGGTATGCCGCGCCAACGTCTTTATGGAATGCCTCCCAATTGGTTGATGCGGTGTTCCTGCATTTGGCAAGGACAAACTCAGCCTCGCCAGCGGTCAGGCCGGTGCCAATGGTCCCGTTGAAGCCGGTGCCGTTGTAGGTTCCGGATGAAAGCGCCCCGTGAGACGCCACGGCGACGTTGGTATCGATGGTGCCGGTGGTGTTTGAACCCGCCGAGCCATTGAGCTCGAAGAACCATCCAACATGCGCGGTGCTCGCCTTGTTCCAGCGGTCATTGGCCGCTGATACGCTGAACCCGCCAGTCTCGGCCGACAGGTTGGAGCTGGTGTTCTCCGCGCCGTCCGTATCGGGATTAAGGTACTCGTTGAACCCTCGGACCTTATCGACAAGCTGATGGTTCTCGATGGCGTCTCGCGGCTTTCCCCAGGCAATGCCGGGGGTCCAGGCGGTTCCGCCGCCATCCGCAAGGCCGGAAACGGTGCGCGGATAGCTGTTGTCGCCGCTCCATGTGAGGGTGCCGAAGTGGGCTTGCGGGTCGGCGATCGTCGGGGCCGGGAGGTTGGCGGTATAGAGCCCGTCGTACCCGGCATATGGTGAAGTGTTCCAAGCGAACTGCCCGCAATTGAGGCTCCATACCGTGTTCGAGCCCCGCGCAACGATCACCGGTAGGATTTGACCGAAGCCGGACAGCGTGAAGGCATGACTGGAACCGGCGTCATTGACCACATCGCTTTCCGTCGCGTTATTTTGCAATGCGCCATCGACGCTGAACCAAACCTTGCCCGTCGGACTAACATAGACGCCGATTACTTTCCCAGCGGCATCCCACGCGCTGCCGTAGCTGGTCAGGGAAGCGCCGTTGTCGGATTTGTCTCCGTTGGAACGATAGAAGCTGTACCCGGCAATCGCGCTCTCTTGGATACTGCCGATGTTTTGCGCGGTGCCATCAATGGTCGTCGGGTCGATAAAGCCGACACAATCGTAGTAGGTGGAACCGAACGGCGTGTCTAACGTGGCTTCAAAGTAGATGCCGTTCCCAAGCACAATTGGGTGAGTGAGCGCGCAAGCCTGTCCGTTGGAAAACGTCGCATGCGTATTCGCCTCCGTGAATGTCGCGGCACTGTAAGCGGTATAGCCGAGTTGGTGGATCGGATTGAATGTTGCGTAACTGCCATACCCGCTCGCGGCATCATCACCGGGATTGTCGCTGGCGGCATTGGCGCTGGTGATGGAATTGAGGGTCCAGTCGTTGCTTCCCGCCGCATCCGCGCCAAGATCGGAATTGTTGGCGAAGTTGAGCCAGAACCCGTTGGCACCGAAGCTCAATCCAGCGGGATTGATCGGCACCCAATTGCCCTGTTCGTCCGTTTCCCCGAAGTTCGACACGTCACTTGCCACACCGTCCAAATAGATGAACTCGGCCAGATATCCGTTGAAGTAACTTGCCGACGACCAAACCTGCCGCCCGATATGGTGCGCCTCGGTGTGCCCGAACATGCCGTTGTCGCCCGTGGGAGCGTCGGTCGTGTCGAAGGCGGTAAGGGCGGTTCCGTTCACCGAAAGGGTGACGGTATTGCCGTCCCGGACAACATGGATATGTAGCCAGGCCGTCGGGTCGCGATAGACCGATGTGGACACGTACTTCACCACGGAAGAACCGCTGACGAAGATTTCGTAGACCAGCTTGTCGCTGCCATCGAAGTAGACCATCTCGATGTTGTTGCCCGCGCCGTCAGCCGCGCAGAAGATGCGCTGGGCCGAACCGAAAGATGCCCGTTTCACCCATTGCGATTGCGTCTGGACCGTCCGGCTGTCGCCGGCACCGGAAGGCGTCCGGGACAGGTAGTCCGCCGAGCCGTCGAGCCAGATCGCGCCGGCGGGCTGATAGCCCGCACTCGACCCATGTCGAAAGGGAATGCCGCAAATGGTCATCACACGCCCTCCGGCTCTTGGCCGGCCGGCCAGTCGGGCCAGACGGGTTGCACCGCCACGGCAGCGGCGGGTTCGGTCTCGGCGTCGATGGCAGCCGCGAAGGTCTCGGTCGCCGCCCGGGTCGCCTTCACCCAGTCCCAAAGCGCCTGGCCGGCCTGCCATTCGGCCAATTCTTCGGCGCTCCAATTGGCCTGGCCGAGCGCCGTCAATTCGACCGCGCGGGCGGTGAGATTGCGCTGCTTCCAATCGGGCAGCACGGCGAGGATGCGGCTGCCGGCCTCAGCCTTCACCCGCTCGATGCGCATCGCACGGATGCTTTCGGTGGCGCTATAGGCGACCGACCGGGTCGCGGTGATGGTCCAGCCGTCGTTCTCAAAAGTCATCGCGGCGGCGCGGGTGAAGGGGCCTTCGCCCGGCCCGATTTCCCGGTATGCATAGAGATCGAGTTCCGGGTTGGGTTTGGCGTTGAAGACGACGCGGCCGTCCGCCAGCGTCACGCGTTTCGACGAGCGAAGCACCCGTGGCGCGCCATTGTTCCAGAATGCGAGTTTCATGATAAATTCCTCCAGTCAGGATCCGAGCGCAACCGCCTCGAGGACGGTCTTGCTGTTGAGCATGGAAATGCGGATGGCATTGCGCGCACCGTCGGTGCCGTCGAAGGCGCCGCCAACCTGGGTGTAGCCCGCCGCCACGGTGAGCGAACGGGATCCGGAATTCAGCAGTTCGATCTCCAGGTAACCCTGATCGCTGTCCGACGGCAGGTTGATGGTGATGTCGGCGGCCAGCGTGCCGTGCTGTATCTGGCCGTCGGCGACGGCGGGGGTAAGGTCCGTGGTCAGGCTGCCGAGATCATGGCTGGCAGTGAGGAACCCGACCCCAAGCGTCGCGGAGGTATCGCCACCCAATGCCCCCAGCGTGGCCCGCGCGGCGGCCGCCGTGGTGTCGTCGAGGACGCCCTCCATGAAGGTGGAGACCGTGACCCCGCCGCTCGACCCGGCCGTCGCAATGGGATCGCCCTCTGCATCGAAGCCCAGAAGCGCGCCGGCGCGTGCGGCTTTCTCCGGCAATTCCAGGTTGTCGGCGCTGTCGGTCTGCGAAAGGCGCAGGCTGCGGGCCACCTTGTCGTCGACCTGCTGGATCATGGCGATCTCGCGGTCGAGTTCGTCGTTGATGACCTTGGCGCGGAATTCGCCGGATTCCTGAAAATCCGAGGTACGCTCAATGGGGACATTGCGCAGCAGCGTCACCACCGTGTCGACCGCGGGTGCAGTATCGAAGGTGACGGTGCCGCCCTCCGACTCGCCGGCGCCAGCGACCGTGAAGCCGCTCGCCTGATCGGCATCGTCGAGAAACACTTCAAGATCGCTTTCGGCGAAGATGGGGAATGGATAGGTAAAGGCGGTTTGGCTGCCGTCGGCGGTATATTGGATGCGGGGTGAGATGTCCCCGATCTGGATGTGGTCGGCCATGGCTGGATGCTCCTTTCACATAAAAAGAAACGGCGCCCGGATGGGCGCCGATGGGTGGAACGAAGGCTTTCGTTCAAAGATCGAAATCGGTTTGCGCTCGAAACGCCGGCGCACCGCCGCGCCAGTTTCCTGGCGGCGGCGCGCGCCGGCGGCGCGTATCGGCGGCCGGCCAGCGGTGCAACCGCACCGGCTCATTCAAAAGGCAGCCGGCGACGGCATCGAGGCCGTCGTCGCGGGCCTGCTTGGCGCCGGGCCGCCATTCGCGCATTTCGGTCACGAAGGCACTGTCGAGCACATCTTCATGCGCATGCAGCCGCCCCGCCGCCAATACCGCGTCGAAGGCATCGAGGATGCGCTCCGCCTTGGCGCGGCGACTGTGATGCTCGATCACCGCCGCGGCCGTCTCGGTCTCGCGCATCACCTTCCTGAGCAGTCCCGGCAGGAAGCGGCCGAGCCCGTTGGTCTCCACCATCACCGCCGGAAGGTGGTTGGCGTCGGCGAAGGCGGCGACCAGGCGGCAGAGCTGCGTCGCCTCGTCGGTGGCATCACTAGGATCGTGCTCCAGGTAGCGGATGGCATGCAGCCAATAATCGCCGTCGGCGTCGGTGAAAACGGCCGCCACCACCGAAGCGTCGCCGCCGTCCGGCGCACCGTAGGCCGGGTCCCAGAAGCAGGACGCCGAGACCAGGCGGCGGTCCTCAAGATAAAGCCGCGCCTCGCCGTTTCCACGCCGGTAATCCAGTTCTGCCTCGTAAGGCCGGAGCCGGTCCAGATCGAGCCGCCCTTCCCCCTCGTTCACCGGCATCAAAAGCATCTGGCTCTTGAACTTGTTGGGCCCGACGCGGCGCTGCAATTCGGCCACGGCCTGCGCATCGAAGCGCTCGGGCCAGCGGCTGGCGCCGTCGGCACCCAGCAAAGGCACAGAAAGGCGCTCGTAGCCGGCCAGGAACGGCGCGTCCTCGCCGGACTCGGGCCGGGCCTCGTCGGCGTAGATGCTGAAATAGCTGTGCGGCGTGCCGAGGTAGAGCGCCGTGCCACCCGGCACCAGGATGTAATCAATCTCGTGCAGGCGCTCACGCAGGGTCTCGCGCAGGTGCGCCGTGGCACAGGTGCGCGGTACCTCGACGTCGTCGCAAATCACCAGATCGGCGCGGGCACCCGTCACGTTGGCCTCCGTCCCCTTGGCCAGCATGGAGGGGTCGCGCAATTCGGTCTCGCGGTTGACGGTGAAATGCTCCGACGCCCATTGGTCGGGCCGGACCGGTTTCATCCCCTGACAGGCCGGGTGGCGCTCGATGATGCGTTTGGCATTGCGTACCAGTTTCCGGGCTAGGCCGAGCTCTGCCGCGAGCACCAGAATCCGCAGATCCGGCGTCTCGGAAAGCACCCAGGCGCAGAACAGCCCGACCAGCGTCGATTTGCCCGAGCCCCGGAACGCCATCAACAGCAGCTTGCGGTCGCCCGAACGCCAGCGCGCGTCGAGCCAATCGGCGATCTCCGCGTGCAGGTCCGGCGTCGGCAGGTTCTGCAAGGCGTTCCAGGCCCGGACGAAGGCCTGAAATGAGCCGGGTTCCTCCTGTCGGTCGGTCATGTCGATCCTTTGCTTTTTCCAAAAAAGAAACGCCGGCGCCGGGAAAGTCCCGGCACCGGCGGCGATGTGCTTACATTGTATTTTTACGAGAAATATTATAAATTTATTCTCGAAATGATTATTGAAGGCCTGTTTATGTTATCCGTCGCAACCGCGCCCGCCGAGGGCGTGACCGACAAGGGCGCCTTTCCGCACCTGCCAGAAGGCATTTGCTTTTCGATGCGTCCGAGGCAGCACCTCCACACACACCCGGACTGCCCAGTCTGTGTTTTGACCAACGACAGTAATCGGAAATTGGTCGCCCCTCGCATTATGAGCAGACGGACGCTTCAATCATTGGACGAGGCCGTTCAGTTGAACCTCTACGGCATCGATTGCCGATATCCGGCTTAGACAGCGGCGGAGGATAGAAATGCTTCGAATCGTCAGTGCTTTTATTTTGATAACCGGCATCGGACCGGAAGATTTCCCGGAATTGCCGGCCGATTTGTGTTTCGTGGAAGATATCCGCCCCGCCGCCGCCGAACTCACGCCCTACGAGGAATGTCCTGATTACACCGTGCTGTTCCTGGATACCGGCGAACGGTCCAGGCTACCGGCCAAAATCTCCCGCGCCCACGCAAAACTATTGTCAGAAGGATTTCGGCGAGGATTGCTGGTGATCATTCCTACTCGATAATACCGATCGCATCGTCCTCCATTTCCCTTCTTATCCTTCGATTGAAGTCCATAATTCGGCGCCTCATTTCCTGGTTCCCCATCGGTTCATTACTGTCGATATCGTTTCCGCGACTTCGGCGCAGACCTTTGGGCGGCGTCGGGGGACGCAATTGAGGTTTCGCCGTCAGCGTTGGTTTTCTTGGCGGCCTTGGACCGTTTCCTTCCGACATCTCCGCCACCGCCTTGCCGAGGCGTTCGGCGGTCGGGCCGTCCGGTTTCATGACGCCGTCTTCCCGGAGGCCGTGATCGCGCTGGAAAGCACGGAGACCTTGGAAGAGATCCGGATCGGCATAAGGCGTGACGCCGCCCTCGGGCCGACGGTAGAGACCGAGGGCCTTGAGCGCGGTCTTCACCCGCAGCGCGTCGTCCGGGTCCATCGCCGCATCGGCGTCGACGCGGCCATTCAAGGGGAAGGCCAGGGTCGAAGTTTGGGTTCTCATGGGACTTACTCCACGTCGTTGTAGAAAAGATGCCGGCCGATTTCGGCGCTGGGAACGCGGCCCTTCGCCCAATGCGGACGCACCCGGGTATTGTGGTAGTGGGTGGCGCCATCGGTCGGGTCTTCGATGCGGCCCTCGAGCGCGCGGCGCGCGACCCGCAAGCAGGCCTGGAAGGTGCTGTTCTCCGGCCCGGCGGCGAGGATCTTGTCGCGGTTCGGGTCGTTCCGGTTCCAGCAACTGAACTGCCAGGGTTTGGTGCAGACGCTTTCGACCTCCGCGCCCCACCAGTAGCCGCCGCGAATGCGCGCGCGCCGCAACCGGTTCATGACCACCGCCGCCACCGCCTCTTTGCCGGCGATGCGCTCGCCCCGCGCCTCGCCGTAGATGGTGCGGGCGAGGCAATCGATCTCGCGCGCGCGCTTTTCCTGTCGATGGTCCCGGTGGGCGGCCTCGCGGCCGCCCCCGTCGCCCTTTTTCTCCACGCTAACGATGGCCATCGAGCTTCTCCTCGATGCGGACGAGGTGGTCGGTCAGGCGCCGCTCCACCTCCTTCAAATACGAGATGGAGGCATAGCTTTTCGCCACCTCCAGCTTGAAGGCGCTAAGCGCGTCGCGCAGGTACTGCAGCCCTGTTTCGAACTCGTGCTCGGCATCCCCAATCGCCGCGTCGGTATCACGCCGGCCGCGCCATACCATCCAGAACAGACCGGCAAGCGCCGGCATTTCGAATGCGGTGATCCACCATGTCAGGTTGAAATCGATCCCTTCGGTCATTTTCGTCTCCTCTCAAACTGGTCATTTTTTGCGAAAAACTCTGCGTTTTTCTTTTTTAAGTAGCGCGTTTTTTTATCGTACTCCTTTTTATGTTGCAATATTCTAATTTTACTATCGCAAAGATTGTTATTGCTCGAGCAGCGAGCCGAACGGCAGTCGCTTAGTGATCTCGCCGAAGATGCGGTCCTGCACCATGTTGCGGCGTTCCAGGAGATTGCGCCGCCGGAGCGCGCTGACGTTGCCGGTGATATCGGATACCCGCTCGTCGAAAGTCTGGCCGTCGTCGGCACTCGCCCTGGCGGCGGCGGCACCGAGGCCGTCCAGGACCGCATCGGCGGAACCGCCGGCACCGAACCCGCCGGCACCGAAGCGCGCGCGCTGTGTCGCCTGGGCGCGCTTCAACTGTTCCTGACGCTGGCGCTCCCGGATTTGCTGCTGTTGGCGCAGGCGCGCGATCTGGCTATCGGCGCTGGCTTGGACGGCCTGTTCCTGGGCCTTTGCCTGACGTTGCTGATTTATCGTGCTGAGCGCGAATGCCGCCGCGGTAACGGGATCGAATCCACCCATGGTCTATTCTCCTAACTGGTTGATGATGTAAGGGGTCAGCCGTTGACGCTGATTTCCGTGACCACGGAGAGCAGCGTGAACGGCAACGGCGTATCCTGTTCGATACGCCAAAGCGATTGTGTGCCGTCAGCACGCCATCCGAGCGCCCGCACGGTCTTGTCGCCGGTATAGGCGGCCGGCGGCGCGTCGAGAACGGCGCCACCGAAACCCTTGAACGGGACCTCCTTGAGGCCCTTGCCGGTATCGAGATGCAGCGCCTTGGTGTCCTTGAGCCGGAGCGTCACCGACACCGGCCGCACCCTGCCGCCCTGGCTGGATTGCACATGGGGCGGCAGCGCCTCGATGACATGGCTGAAGGGAAGCCCGATCTCCACCGCGTTCGCCGGCTCCGCCAAAGTGACGGCGCCCGTCTGTACGGTATGCGCGCCGGCGTCGGCACCATCGGCCAATACCCGAACCTCGCGGCCTTCCAGGTGATCGAGACCGGACCAGGTCGTCGTCGCCTCTTCGTCGCTACCGGTGAGGCCGGCATCGACGTTGAGGTCCGCGTCGAAGCGTTCGATCAGGACATCGTCGCCGCGCTCGACAAGCACCATGGTGTCCTCCCCGACAAGCGCCACCGACAGGAAAGTGCCGTCGGTCTCCTGCAAGGACCAGGCGGTCACCTGTTCGGCCCGGTACATGGTGACGGTGCCGAGCGTGCCGTCGCCCATCACCACATGGAACAACCGGCCGGCGGTGTCGTAGTCCTGGTCTCGGGCGCCGGAGATCAGGTGCTCGGCCACCGTGGCCAGGTCCTTGGCCTGGTAGGCCTGCTCGATATCGGCGAACAGGAACTCTCGCAGTTCCTTGCCGTCGCGCGGCACGAACAGCGTCGCCCCGTCGACGTCACGGGGCGGCACCGTGCGATCGACCGGCGAGCCGATGCGCGTCTGGCGGTTGAGCTGGATGTTGGTCGGCGTCAACGGGTCGCCGGTGACCATCCATTCGGCGCCCGAGGTGAATACCTGCATGTGCCGGCCTGAGAACAGCGCCGTGATGGCGTTGACGTGATCGGACAGCAGCGCGAACTCGATGCTTTCGTCGTCGAGGCCTTCACCCAGATCGAAGTTGTAAAGATCCGCCGACTTCGACATCCACAACCGGTTCGGCAGATCGCGCGAGCCGCCGACGGCCATGCGGTCCTGATGGAAACAGACCGACGCCGGCCAGCCGCGCTCGGCGGAAAAGGCCTGCTCCTCCCAGTCCTTGCTGGCCGCCGTGCCGGCAAGCGTCTCCTTCACCGTGGCGCCCGCCTGGGTGGCGGAGGTATAGCTGGTGATCTCCACCTCCTTGTCTTGCAGGCGGAAGCGGCAGCCGACGTGATCGGCGGCGAACACATCCGCCGACGCCGTCAGCGTAATGCTGCCGGACGTGGCGCTCGCCTGCAGGGTGACGTCGTCATCTGCGAACTTGTGATGCGGCTGATAGATGCGGTTGCCGTCGTCGCTGGTGACGAAGGACCAGACATCCAGGCTCCAGTCCGTATCCGACGTGCGGGTGATCTTGCGCGGCTGCACGCTTGGGTGCACGACCAGTAGCGTGTCGGCGCTCTGCACCCAGTTGATCTGGGCCACCTGGGATGCCGTCCAGGGCGCGGCGAAGTCGGCGACATTGACGCCGTTCTTATAGATGTCCACGTGGCTGTCGGTAAAGACAAGCAGGTAGACCTGTTCGGTATTGAACTCGAAGGCCACGAGCCGGCCCGCCCCCCGCGCGGTATCGACGTAGCGAAGCCCGGCGCGGCGCGTGACGCCGCCGGTCGGATGGACGAAGACGTTCCGCAGCTTGGCGGCGCCATTCTCATAGGCGCGGAGATCGCCGCGGCCGAGCAAGCGCGGCGAAATTTCGCCGGCGGTGAAGCTGGTTTTCTGGGAAGTCAGTCGCATGGTTTCCTCCCTCAGAGCCGCACGTCGGCGAGCGAGAAGCCTTCGAAGCGTTCCGGCCGGTCCTGCTGGGAATCGATGGTCTTGGCGCGGCGGAATTCGGTCTCGGCCAGCTTGTGCAGGCTCTCGGCGCGGGACGTGCTTTCCGTCAGCGGAATGCAGAACTCCGCCGCCAGGCGCGCGATCAGGGTCTGGTCGAAGAACGGCGGAAAGGCGCTCTCGTCAGGCCGGAACAAGTAAGTCAGCACCACCGGCTCCACGTTGGCATGCAGGCGACGCTCATGGATGCGGTAGTCGAGGCCGCGCCCGCGCCCCTCGGCCCCGGCGGAAAGGGCGCGCAGGAAATCGGCCGGTAGCTGATAAACGACATCGAAATCCGCCAACGGCTCCGCCGTCAACTTGGCCAGCGTCGTCTGCGCGGTGGCGAAGCTCCAGGGATGCGCCGACAGAAGCGCGTCGCGCGTCGACGGATAGAGGTTCGCCGCCACTTCGGCTTCCGCGGTGCCCTCGTCGAAGGACGCGATGGTATCCGCGCCCAGCTTCAAAAGCGCGCGCGAGCAGATGGCAATGGAACTCAAGGCCATGGGGAGTCTCCTAGTTTTGGTTGGCAAAAGAAAAGGCCCGCAAAGCGGGCTGGGTCGGGTCAAATTGGATGAGGTTCACATGCGGTTATGTTTTCAAGGTCCAAGGAGCGCGTTGGCGGCGGCTCTGCAGCCTCGGAAGCTTCCGTCCAGCACCTCGACCGCCTGGGCGCCCCCTCACCCCTAGACGTTCAACATTCCAATTGTCATGTGATCAAGAATGCTCGCGATGAACCAGATCAAGGCGGAAAGAACTGAAGTGCCAAGACTAAGGGCTGCCGGACGCCATCGACGGCGCAGCGCCAAAACCAAAAATACACCAAGGTTGAAAATCGCCACCAAGGGGGTGAACACGTAAAGGCCGACAATAACCCCTGAAAGCATCGTCAATTCCGGTTCCGGATGCCCGACAATTTGGCCGCTGACGAACGCAAGAATCAGATAAACGATCGCCACGGTCATGCAGCCAAGCACCACGCCCTTGTGAAATCGCGATGAAAACATGGATTCAGTCATCGCAAGCGCCCCTTTTGGCAGTGAGATGACGGCCCCCGGCATTATTTGTTCGTGCGGACCGAACCGGCCACCCAATATGGAACCCAGTCGGCAACCACGTGGCCGAGACCGGAGCCGGCCCATTTTGCCCAACCGACGATATCCGTAGGTCCTTTCCCTGGAAGCTCCTGATGCACATAGTTGAACGTCCCTTGAAGTTCGGGATCGGATACCACTTTACCGCTATCCCCGTCATACACAACCTCACGGCCGTCGGGGTGGGCGTATTTCTTCTCGCGCTTTCCAATATGGTTCTGGTGATAGTCGTCCATGCCTCCCGGATAGAGAATGAACCCGCTTTCCTTGGCCTCATCTTCCGACTTCGGCAATGGTTGGTTGCGCTCGTCCCGTTCCTCGAAGTGCCAGCGGGTGGCCTTGTGGAACCAGCCCTCGTCATCGGCAAAGGCCGGCAACCCGCTGGTCGGATTGCGCTGCTCATGGCCCGAACCGACGACGTAGTGCGCCATGCGGTCACCCATGGCCTGGTAGAGCGCATTCAGCACCCCGACCGTCTGGGCGCCCAGCGGCACCACGATTTCGCCCGGCGTCAGGTGCGCCAGATTGGTATCGCGGCCGTGCTTCGGGCCGTTCAGGCCGATCTCGTTCGCCGCCTCGCCTTCGCGCGCAGCCGGATTGTCGTAGAGATCGACGAAGCCCCGGCGCACGTTTTCCATGTAGCCGGGGTCACGGGTCTTCCAATAGCGCGGGTCCGCCATCATCGCCTTCAGGCGCGCAAGCTCTCGCGCCTCGTGTTGGAGATCGAGGGTTTTCAT